CATGGTTGCGATTACGCAAGAGCCTGTTCTGTTGAAGAAGATGCCATTCGGAAAACATCGTGGAGTGGAGTTTGCGCAGGTTCCTGCTGATTATCGGGCTTGGCTTCGTGGGCGTCCTGATCTGGATCGTGATCTCAAATATACATTGGATCACCACGCGTGACAACAGACGGAGGATTGCGTCCGATATTCCGCAAGAAGTTTCAGGACTGGCATTGGACGTCAATCGAGACAGGATTGGTTTCTCCGGGAACGCCAGACGCAGAGTTTTGCGCTCCGGGAGGAATCTCGGGATGGATCGAGTTTAAGCAGACGAGTGGCTGGGCGATAAAGTTTCAGCCGCTTCAGATTCCATGGATACATCGACGCGCTAGATTAGGCGGAAGAGTATTCGTAGCAGTCCGACGCAAGAAGGACGAGTTGTTCGTAATCGAGGGCAGCAAGATCTTAGAGCTCGAGGAATTTGGGTTGAAGAAGTTCTCTCCGATCGAGGGAATCGGCGCGAGAAACTGGAACTGGGACGAGGTCGAAAGTCGATTATTGTCGAAAGATCCGATTTAGTATACAATACACAAAGTGCTCCGAATATTTCCGTGGAGGAAAGCGGACTTATTGGACGAAAAAGCGGAAAACTGAACTATGTCACGAGGAACTCCGAGCGAAGCGCAGTTGGCGACGCGGTTCCAGCCTGGAAACAACCGCAATCCGCTAGGGCGACCAAAGAAGGTTTTGACACCCGAACAGCTGTTTGAGGAGAGCGTCAAGCGCGACCTGAAGAGTGCGGCGAAAGAGTTCAGCGCAGAGGCATTGATGACTCTGGTTGACATTATGCGCAATCCAAAGGCGAGCGACCAGCATCGAATTAACGCAGCAACGCAGTTGTTGGATCGTGGCCATGGTAAGCCGCAGAATCAGACAGAGATTACAGTCGGGGTGTATGATCGGTTCTCGGAGTCCGAGCTTGTTCGGTTGATCACGGGTAAATATATTGAGGGCAAGGTCGAGGAGTCATCGCACGAGGTAGTTGACGAAGAGGATGTTTGATTTAGAAGACATAGATCTTGATCCGGAGGTCGTCTATCAGCTACCTTTATCAGAGAAGATAGAGCTGGCGAAGGCCGTAGACGCATTGCGTTTGATACGCAGCAAGCGGCGGTGTGAAGAGTCTTTAGCTGAATTCACCCGCCAAGCGTGGACTGTAATTGAACCATCGCAGCCTTACACTCATGGCTGGCATATCGATGCAATTTGTATGCACCTTGAAGCGATTACCGATGGGGATATAAATCGATTGTTGGTAAACGTTCCGCCGGGAACGATGAAGAGCTTGCTGACGAACGTGTTCTGGCCTGCTTGGGAGTGGGGACCGAAAGGCATGCCGTCCACTCGGTATCTATGTACGGCGCACAGCCAGAACCTCGCGATCCGAGACTCGACGAAAATGCGTCGATTGATCCAATCAGATTGGTATCAAAAGCGATGGGGAGATACGGTTAAATTAACCGGAGATCAAAACGCCAAAACAAAGTTCGAAAACACCGCGACGGGCTTCCGAGAAGCTGCGGCCTTTCAGTCGCTGACGGGTGTACGTGCGGACCGTGTGATCATCGACGACCCGCATTCGGTTGACGGCGCGTTGTCAGAGGTTCAACGCGAGTCAACTATTACCAGCTTCTTGGAAGCTGTGCCGACAAGGCTTTCAAACCCTGATTCGTCGGCCATCGTCGTCATCATGCAGCGCCTCCATGAAGGCGATGTCTCTGGAGTGATACTCGAAAAGAACTTGGGGTATGTACATCTTTGTCTTCCGATGCGGTTTGAACCTGATCGAAAATGTTATACAGAGCTTGGTTTTGAAGACCCGCGAGAGGATGACGGCGAACTGTTATTTCCTGCTCGATTCCCATTAGCAGTTGTTGAACGCGACGAAGCAGTAATGGGCGTCTACGCTTCCGCCGGGCAATTTCAGCAGCGCCCATCTCCCCGTGGAGGAGGAATTTGGAAGCGCTCAGACTGGGTCTTGTATGACAATGAGATGGCGCAAACTTTCGGCAAACCCGATGCAAACAAATACCCCGACTGCGATTATATAATTGCGAGTTTAGACCCGGCATACACAGAGAGATCTGAAAATGATCCTTCAGGTTTTGTAATTTTTGGCGTGTGTCAAAGAGGGGGCGCGACAGCGCGGCGTATTTTATCTCAACGCGGAGAGATCTCCGAGGTTCTGGATGACCGTGATACACTGCCAAATGTTATTTTGATGTATGCTTGGAGCAAACGCCTACCAATACACGGTCCGGATGTTTTAAGAGAGCCGGGAGAATCGGACACAAGTTTTGCTATGCGAAAAAAAGCAGCGATGGGTCTCGTGGAGCACGTCATCGATTCCTGTACGCGTTATAGTGTAGATATGCTTCTTGTGGAGGCCAAAGGCCCGGGTATTTCGGTGGCGCAAGAAATACAACGTCTCAATCGTACAGCGAGCTGGGGCGTCCAGTTGGTCAATCCTGGGCCGTCCGATAAATTGGCCCGAGCGTACAGTGTTCAGCCCATCTTTACATCCGGCATGGTGATCGCACCCGATAAGACATGGGCAGACGACACCATTACCGAATGCGAACAATTCCCAAAAGGCAAGCACGATGACAGAGTTGACGCTATCTCTCAAGCTCTTCGATATTTGAGGGAGCGCGGAATGCTCAGGCGTCCCGAGGAAATTGCTGCGGAGATTCAACGCGAAGCAACTTATCAAGCGCCGACGCGAGCAGTCTACGATGTTTAATTGGGTTTACCAGCGCTTACGTTTGGGTTAAAATGCAAAGAGGCAACCAGTTCGAGCTGATTGCCTCTTCTAACCGAACGAACCATCGTGAGTGGACCGTGGCTGATAAAGTTCTTAGCGCGCAGAGCATTTTTAGTAAAGTAATCTTTCCGTATAAGTGCGGGATTTATCGCATTCGGAATACCCGAAACAATAAATGTTATTACGGACAGTCGGAAAATTTCGACGGGCGGCGACGCGCGCATATTTATGAATTGAACACAAGTAAAAAGAAGAACAAGAAATTCGTGAGTGCGTGGAATTCGGAACCCGATAAAACTGTATTCGTTTTTGAGATTGTCCTTATCTGCTCTGAAGATATGTTGACGTTCTACGAGCAGATGATGTTTGATAATTTTCGACCTTGGTATAACGGCATTCTCGTCGCGGGTCGACCCGATCCCAAATCCTGGTGGGAAAGTCTTTCGCCGACAGATCGGTTGATTCAAATAAAGAGAGCGAGAAATGGCGCCAAAAACGTTTCGATAGAACGAAAAGAAAAACGAATTGAGAGACTGAAATCGTCTGGAGAACAGTATTGGTCTTCAATTAGCGAGTTCGAAAGAACACAGCGCGGTAGAGCAATAGCGGAAGCTTACGAAAAAACTCCGGAAGTCGACAAACTCAGACGCAGTGCGAAAACGCAGATCGGTGTTCAACGATACTGGGACGAAAAGGATCTAGCGTTTAGAGACGCCTGGGGTCGCAGTATATCTGATAGACATTCAGCTAAATCGGAGGAACAATTAGTTAGGGAAAGCGAAATCCAGCGCGTGGCTCAAATCAAACGCTGGGCAGAGACTTCAGAAAAGGAGCGCGAAGCGTTCGGTAAGGCAATTAGCGCGGGTTACACACGAATGCTGCCCGAAGTAGCCAAAGCACGATCTGCGAAATTAAGTGCCGCCTTTTCAGGAGAAAATGGGTCCGCGGCAAAATTGACAAACGCACAGGCCGAAGCGATCCGTGGCGCTTCCGCTACATCGAAAGAACTCGCAGCACAATATGGTGTAGGTACACGGACTATTCGAGACATCAAAAATGGGGTAACATTTAAGAATTGTGTTACACCGATTGTTCCGTTAAAGGCTATTCCGCGCAAAATTGGTAAAGATGGGCGATTCCTACCAAGTGTGTGACGTGTGCTCAGATTTTTCATGCTGATGTTAAAGCTCAGCCTCGCCATCTACATTTATCGGAACACCCGCGAAAAATATCACTTTACTTCTTTGCGAAAGTCAGCTAAATCTTTTGAGCGATTTATCCGGAGACGGTTTAAGTCGTAAAAACGGCACCTTGGGTCGTTTTTCCTCCCTTGAACCTTGGCCAGCGTTGCCTCAGCGATGCTGGTTCTTTTCAGAGACCCAATGACAAAAGTCCGTATGATCGATCCGCCGAATGGCTGGGTGTTCGGATTCCCGAAAGAAATCCCAGAAGGCGTTGTTGATATAACGGCTTGGCTTTTGGCGAACGGTTATCCGCAGCGCGAGATTGACCTGTGCGGCGAGCACTTCTACGTGAAGTATTGGACTGAGGAGCGGGAAGACATGCCAGAAGAGACAGCGATCGTTCTTGAGTTGACGAAGCGCGAGGCTGCCGTAATTGCCGAGCTTACTTCCGTTGTGAGCTGGACGATGGGCGATTATGGCAAAGAGGTCGAGGCTATCTGTCGCGCTTTGGAAGCCGAGTTGCCTTACGAAGATTGCACAGCCAGAGCAAAGACTTGGTTCGCTGACCTTGATGTCAACCAAGTGTTTATGGTTGAGAAAGAATAAAAGAATTGCCCCTGAAGCATATATGGTGATGCACCCGCCTTGTAAGCGGGAGAACCAGATTCGAGCTCTGGCGGGGGCACCATATCGCGGCATTGGTGTAATAGTAGCTCATCTGGCTTCCATCCAGAAAGCGCCGGGGCAGAACCGGCATGCCGCTCCAAGGGGCGATAGTTTAATCAGGAAAACCTACCCCTTGCACGGGTAAGACGTCGGGGCAGAACCGGCTCGCTCCACCACAAAGCCTCTAGCATAAGGTGCAAGCTTATGACACTAGACGAATTTTTTGCTATCGTGGATAGTATCGAACCGAATACAAACGGCTGTAAGATCTGGACCGGCGGTACAACCGGAGGGTATGGTTGCGTTCGCATCGACGAGCGCGGAGGCCAAGAGTTAACGCATCGTTTATCACTCGAGAGAAAATTAGGTAGACCGATTGGCTCGGGTCTTTATTGTTGCCATACGTGCGATGTCCGAGGTTGTTGTAACCCGGATCATTTGTGGGAAGGTTCACCCGCGGATAATGCCGCCGATATGGTAAAGAAAGGCCGTTCGGCGAGGCAATTTGGGCCAGCTAACGGGATGTACGGCGTCGTTCCGTCTAAAGAGGTTAGAGAAAAAATATCAAAAGCGCTCTCAGGGCCGAACCACCCAAAGTATGGTATACACGAACCAGTTTGCATGGCGGGGAAAACAGAAGCCGAGCAATTAGAAATAAACAAGAAAATATCTGGGTCTATGTCAGGCCCAAATAACCATCGTTTCGGTGTATCGCCTACAAAAACGACCCGAGACAAGATCTCGGAGAGTATGCGTAGGTATCATGAGGAGAAGCGGGCGGGGCTACGGTAATCTATTGCCCGATTCGATCCTCGCCTGCTCCACCATTTACTAAGCGCAGTTTCTAAGCTAAAATTCGCAATCACCATTCTCTTGGGTAAACACCCATGCGGTCGCTTGCAGAAATCGAGGAACAAAACACAGCTGTTGCTGAGCGCATGGCTGAGATCTTCCTTGAAATACAACGCGGATTCGTCGGTCGCGAAGACGTTGCTGCTGAATACGCCGAAGAGCTGGCCCAACTGCTTTATAGAACAAAGGAACTGAGCGTCTCACTGAAATACTTCCGAGAAACCGCGAGGCAGCTCCTCGAGGAGGAATGCTCGGGGCCACACTAATGCGTAGGCTCGTCAGTTTTATTTTGATAAATTTGGTCTGCGCGATTTTGTGGATTATCTGGAAGATCGAGACTTGTCAGGAACAGAAGCGTAATGGCACAAAGTTTTGAACCTGCTACGTATTTGCCTGATGGTGTAAATCCCGGTTGCGGGATCTACATGATCAAAAACATGCGGAATGGGAAGAAATATATTGGGTCGACTAAGAACGCTAAAGTTCGTTCGGCAGATCATTTTAAAGGTCTTGAAGCTGGGAATCATTGTTGTACGTATTTACAACGGGCTTGGAACGTCGAAGAAGATAAAAATGTATTTAAATTTTTTATGTTCATTTATTGCGACGAGGCCGCGCTCGGCGATCTTGAGCAGGCGTGTCTCGACGGAATGACGCCTGAATATAATGTGAATCCGTATGCTAAGCGGCCTCCTAATTTTTCGCAATGGCCGACCGAAGCTCAAAAGCGTGTTAGTAATGAACGATCAATTCGGATATCGAATAGCCACCCTAATCAAAATAAAACTTCGGCCGAACGATCAGAAATAGCGCGACGTAGCGCAAAAACCCAGAAATCAAATGGGTCCGGGTTTTATGGCCCTAATAACCCAAATTTGACGTTATCGCCGGAGCAATTGAGCGCACGCGGTAAGAAAACTTCCAAGACGAGAGGCGAGCGCCACCCTAACTATGGTAAAAAAGGTGCAGCCACACGTGAAGCGAATGGCTACAGTATTAAAGGCGACAAGAACATAATACACAAGGTATCTAAAAAACGGCAGAAAGAAATTTCAAAAATTGCAGTTGATGCAAGGCGCAAGCAGCAGCTGGAGCAAAAAACTGGGTTTGCGCGGGCACGGCCAGTCGTCGAACTCGCAAGTGGGAAAACGTTTGTAACGATTACGGAAGCCGCACGATTTTATGGCCTAGACCCAAATAAAATCGGCGAAATTTGCCGGGGGAACCGAAAATCAACTGGCCCCAATAAACAGAAATTTGCGTATTTAAATGCGGGCGATAACTCTAAGGTAAAGACAGATGATTGATCAAGTAGACGACCCGCGTTTTATTCGTAAACCCGAAGAAGAGGCTCTTCCGGAGCCTGGATCTGAGATCGTTGACCTTGGCGATCTTGATACCATTAAGTTGAAGCCGGACGCCCTCGTTGTCGACTTACCCGGGGGCAATGTTACGATAAATTTTGGTCCATTCGGTATTGAACCCGACGACGAGGCCAGCGACCATGACGCCAATCTAGCGCAGCATGTCTCGCCCGGAACGCTGGGCGCTATCTCTGACGATTTAATTCGTTTTATCACTGACGATATTCAACGACAAGACAGGAAACTAGCCGATATCGTTAAAGGGCTTGATTTGCTTGGTATCGTACTTGAGGAGCCTAAATCAGAACCCTCGGCTGAAGGTATCTCGGTCGTCAAGCATCCTCTGCTTCTCGAGGCTGTGCTTCGCTTTCAGGCGAATGCGCGTGGCGAGTTGCTCCCGAGCGATGGCCCGGTAAAAGTCGCCAATGAGGGCGACGGAACAGTTCAGCTTGACGCTCAGGCAAATCAGTTGGAGCAAGATCTCAATTTCTATTTGACATCTACGGCGAAAGAATATGTTCCGGACTTTGACCGGATGCTGTTCTCGTTGGGCCTCGTCGGCGAAGCCTATCGTAAGGTCTATTGGCATCCGCTAAAGCGTCGACCGGTCGCTGAGACTATCGACCGTAAGGACATCATCCTTTCTGACGGTGCTGTATCGCTGGAGGCTTGCTCGCGAATTACACACCGCAGCCGCATGCGTCCGAGCATTGTTAAACAGATGCAGCTGGCGGGCGCTTGGCGCGACGTGCCGTTGACAAGCGGCGTGTATTCACCGGACTTAAACGTTGTTGACAGAAAGCTGGACGACATCGCTGGCGTGATGCCAAAGCTTTCAATCGGCGGGCAGGACGAACAGGATCGCGAGATCTACGAGTGCTATTGTGAGCTCGACCTTGAGGGCTTTGAGCACGAGGAGGACGGCGAGAAGACAGGACTGCCGCTTCCGTATCGCGTGACGATTGATAAGGACAGTCGCGAGATCCTCGAGATTCGCCGTTGGTGGCAAGAGGGCGACAAAAGTTACGTCCGACAGGAAGTGTTCGTGGAGTACGTGTTCGTCCCGGCCTATCCGGGAACGAACCTTGGTTTCCTTCAGATCCTTGGCAACGCGAGCCGTGCGCTGACTGCTGCGTGGAGAATCGCGATTGATGCCGGAATGCTCGGAAACTTTCCGGGCGGAATCATGGCGAGGTCCACAGGTAAACAGCAGACGAGCAACATACGCGTAGGACCTGGACAGGTTGCGCCAATCGACGTTGACGGCGTCCCGCTCAACCAAGCGTTCATGCCACTCCCTTACAAAGGCGTTGACGCAGGCTTCGTCGCGATTATCCAGAACGTTGAACAGACAGCGCAGCGTCTGGGCGGTACGGCTGAGACAGCGGTGGGCGAAGGTCGCAATGATGCGCCAGTAGGCACAACCATTGCTATGATCGAGCAGAGCACGAAGGTAATTAGTGCTGTGCATAAGCGCTTACACACTGCGCAGTCTAAAGAGTTTGAACTGCTGAAGGAGCTATTCATCCGCGACCCGGAATCGCTCTGGCGTTCCAACAAGAATCCGAAGTTCCAGCAGGACGCGTATGAGTTGCAGCAGGCACTTGAGAACCGCAACCTCGTACCGCGTGCCGACCCGAATACATCCTCTCAGACTCTTCGCATTCAGAAGGGTATAGCGCTTTATACGCTTGCTTCCCAGAATCCATCAGCGTTTGACCAGAAGGAAGTTTACAAGCGCTTGTTGAATATGCTGGACATTGACGACGCCGATGCGTTGTTCTCGAAGGCACCACCCGGACCGCCGCCTGTCGATGAGACAAAGATGATGCAGGCCAAAGCCGCCTTGATGAAATCACAAGCGGCTATGATAGACTCATCGGTAAAAGCACAATCTTCGCAGGGCGACATGTCGCTCAAGATGGCTCAGCTTCAAACTCAGAATATCGCGGAATTGAACAAGAAAGAAGCTCTGAAGATTGATGCGCGTAACCATGC